TTGTAACCAACAACTTCTGTTCCTTCTTTTTCTTGCTGTCTACCAATAATGAAAATGTTATCAGCAGAATAATAAGAACCAGTACCACCACCAACAATATCTTTAGGATACAAACCAATCTCTTTGTAGGTGTGATTCACTACAACCATTGGAATGTCTTTGAGTGAAAGGTGTGGTGTTACCATACGGAACAAAGACTTCACCTGCTTTGCACGTGACATATCGGCAACAGATTTACCTTCAAGTGCATCATCAACTTCTTTCTTTGAAGCAAGGTTACCAATTGAATCGATAACAATAATCAATCTTTCACCACGTTCTAGTTGGGAAAGTTGTTGCATAACATCAAACTTTAATTGTTCAATATCTGTAAGAGGAGTATGGAGCACCCGGTTAGTGTCGATACCAAAGCTATCGAAATAAGACTGCGGAGTACCAAATTCAGAATCGTAAAAAAGTAGTGCGGCATCGGGGTATTTGTCCAAGTAAGATTTAGCCATCAAAAGTGAAAATGCAGTCTTAAAGTGTTTTGATGGGCCTGCCCACATTGTAAGACCGGGTGTTAGACCACCATCCAATTTACCAGACAATGCAACGTTGATAATTGGTACAGAGGTGGGAATCATATCTTTATCTAAAAAGAATTTTGATTTGGCTAAAATAGCCGAATCTTTAATGGAACTGTTCTTTTTAATTTTGTCCAAAATACTCATAATTTTTCCTTTAATCGAATAGTGAATTTGTGCGTTCTGTTGTCCAGTCCATACAATCAAGAATAACTTTAATTGGTTCTAAAAATGTTTTATCAAATTGCATATTGTAATCGATACTATCTTGTAGACCAAATTCTGGTGGCAATCTTCCCGGGAAAGACACCACATTTTCTTTGAATATGTTTGGTGTTTTTAGGTAAGTAAATTTAATCTTCTCACCTTCCTGAATTAACGGATACTTCTTTGATAGACCTTTTTCTTCAAGGTACTTATTATATAGCAGTGCACCTCTCACGTGGATTGGTGTACCCTTCGAATATATGGTAGTCTTGTTTCCATACTCTTTGAGACCGTTGATACCACGTGGAAATGAAATATCTTCTACATTTAACTTTTTGAATTCAGTTCGGAAAGTATCAATGAATTTGTGCATGTCAGATTCAGAACCTTTCATCATAATCTGAAGTGCTTGTTTCATCTTTTCACGCACAGGCGCGGGAGTAGAAGACTTAATCATTTCCAAACCCATGACTTTCATATCAGGTTCCGTGTACTGAACACCTTCATTGTTATACACGTGCATGATGTATCGTTTCTTTGCAGTCCAAATACCTTTGTCTGCGAGTGCTTCACGTTTCATTTGCATCTTCTGTGCATATGCATGAACATAGTCGGCAAGTTCTTCGTAAGACTTGTCAATGAATGGCTGAATCTTTTCTTCACAGATTTTATCCATAACCGAAATGACCTTGTTCTTATCGGAAGTATCTTTGATAAACTTGTCGACCAGTTCAGACATACGGAGATAAATCGAATCTGTGTCAGATGCAATCACATAATCTTTATCTGTTTTCAACAGAGAGTTCATGTAGCCGTTAATTTTAGACTCAATCCATCTTATCGAAAGTTGGCCAGCAGTAGTGACACCAAGTGCCATGCGGAGATCATAGAAACGAAAGTACTGAGAACCCAAAGCACCGTAAGCAGAGTTGAGAGATACCTTTTTCGCAAGTTGTAGGTTATTAAATCTAGCAATTCGCTTTTCGATTTCATATTTTTTAGAATCGTCTTTTTCAACCTCATAGTCTTTCTTGGCTTGAATCATCAGCTTCTTAAACTTCTTACGATCTTCATACATTTCTTCCATCATTTTGGGAAGGAAACCTTGAATATCTGTACGGAAGAATTGACCGTTTGGAGTAATTGTTACATTTTCCAAAGCAGACAAATCAACTTGTTTTTTCAGTAGTTTATCAACAGAGACACCTTGTGAAAGAACCTCACGCATTTCTTGTGTGTAGTTTTCAGGTTCAATCAAAGTTTCTGGTGAAATATTGTATTGCATCATCAAGTGTGGATACAAAGAATTCAAGTCAAATGATGCAACCCAATTATGTAAGCCAACTTGTGGTTCTTTAACATATGCACCTTCAAAAGCGGCATCTTTATCTTTTACAATACGTGGAGGAACCACAATGCTCTGGTTCATCAAGTGATTATATGTCAGAGCATCCCACATACGAGTCTGTGCAAACACATCATCATAGTTAGTCTTTGTGTCATAAGCCAAAGTCAAACCAAGTTCCAACAGTTTCAACTTGTCTTCAAGTTTTAAAATCAAGTCTACGTCTTTGATGTTGTATTCGATGAACAGTTGATAGTTGAGTCGGTACAATTGATGTAAGTTTTCATATTCTTCATATGAGATTTTACCTTCACCAAGTTCAAACTGTGCAATTGCATCCAAACGATAGGATTCTTGTGACTTACCGCTGGGTGAATACCATTTATACAATTCAAGGTAATCGAGATCGGCTACACCAACAAGTTCATACACTGTCATTTTACGGTTCATAACAAATGCCTGTCGTTCGGAGATGATATTCCAAGGAGACAATTTCTTAGCCTCATCTTCACCGAGAACCTTACGCATACGATTCACAAGATAAGGTACGTCAAAGAACTTGGTGTTCCAGCCTGTTAAAACATCAGGACACTTCTCTTGCCAAAGTTTGAGGAAGAACTTGAGTAAGTGATACTCATCTTTACACTTCATGTATCGTTCTTGACCCTTGACTTCATAATCACCGCATCCAAAAACGAACATATGCCCACCGATAAATCGGAGGGCAATAGCAGTAACAGGTTCATTCGCTTCATATGGATCAGGGAAACCATTCTCTGATCCAACCTCAATATCGACAATTCCAATCAAGATTTTATCAAAGTCCCAATCAATCATTTCTTTATGTTGTTCACCGATGAATGCATATTCAAATCGATTTTGTCCATAGATTGTTTTACCAGAGACATCTTCGAATTGACGCAAATAATCACGTGCTTCACGCATCGAATCAAATTGATGTGGTTGCAGATACACACCATCTAAAGAAGTAAAGTTTGTTACTTTCTTTGATGGTTCATAAAGTGTTGGTCGATAGGGAATTTTAATCTTTGTTCGTTTACCATCGGTAATACCACGATATAGGACGTTATTACCAACACTTTGTACGTTTGTGTAAAAAAGAGACATTAGCCTGTGATTAGTTGATTTGAAGAACCGCCGGACATCATTGCGTTGTAATTGTCAATAATCTCTTGGTCTGGATCATATGTGTATGCAATATGTAGAGGTTCAATTAGAATTGAAACTTCTTTTGATTGGTCAGCAAAAGCTGGAAACGGAACAAAGCCCATAGAAGGTGGTGCACCGTTAATTTTAGGTGGTACTATTCTGAGTTGCATGGGATTTTTAAGCAATGCACGACCATCTCCACTAACTGTGGATTCAGAAATGACTTCTTCACCTGTAACAAGTTTGAAACCTTTAATGCTCATAATTATACCTCTGTGTTAAAAAAGAATGTTTGAAATAATCGACCATTATACTTCGAATCACCAAAGCCTGGCAACATACTTCTGTGGTAATATTCACCACGGTATAAAACTAGTCGATTAAAAATGTTGGAAACCTGCACAATTGGTTCCCATTTGTCTGTGTTGTTTGAATCTTCGCTTGAAGAATTATAATCTGTTACCGGATTATTCCTATCGACCATGAATATTTTAGATTCTTTATGTCGGTAAATTGCTGTTCCGGATTCTAAAGGCGCATCTGGTGTTAAGTAAAGAACTGCGGCCCACATCGATGCATCATAGTGTATCCACGTTTTATCTGTAGAAGTGGTGTATTGGAATGAGGTATTATATTGGTTGGGCCAGAAAACAATTTTCTTATGCAGAATATTTTCAAACATCAATTTTGCATTGGTATTGTGTTCTCCTTGCATAACATCCGTTCTTGCTCCAGGATAATTTCCAACCACATTAAACGGTAAAGATAACGCATATTCTCTCACACCCATGGCATTTGAATAGAAGTTGTCGAAAATCATAACGGAGGGCAACATGAAGAATCCTTTAATAATAAATACCGGTAGTTATTAGTTATTTTATCATTTTTCGTTCTAAAAGTCAATAGAAGTGAGGTACAAATGAAGAAGTTTATTTTGATTGTTTTATCATTTATATATCTTGGTCTAGCAAATGCACAACCAATCGTAACAGAATCTACCACAAAAAGTACGGTTAATTCGTATTCTGATTCCGTTACAACATTAAAATCCCCACCACCATCGGCTATTACGCCAACAATGAACATTTCAAACTCTGATTTGTGTACTGTTGG